TCTATAGTTTCTTGAGTTGAGATTAAAGCTTCTATAACTTGATTTTGCTTATCTACCATTAGTGTAGTTTGATTTATTTTTCTATCAGTCTTATCAGCTTTCTTATAATCAGTTTCACTCTTTTCAGGTATATCAGTATGTATTAATTCTTCTACTCCTTGAGTTACATCTAATTCATCATTAAACATAATACAGCTATAAATATTATCATCTATCTTTATATTATATCTATCACATAAATCATAGTAAGCTACTCCTGTACTAGAAAAATCATTTGCATAATATTCTAATCCATCTAATACTTCTAATAAATCAGGTAAATAATCAGCTCTATCATTACCATTCATAATTTGATTATCTACTATCTTAATCTCATGTAAGCCATTAGCTTCTATACTAGCTGTATCTTGCTCATAGATATTATCAGCATCAGCTCTACTTAATACTATAGAGTTAATTGGTCCATACTTTTCTCCAAACTTAACATTGACATCTTTTAAATATTCTTCATTTATCAAATCAGCTCCATAAGGTTCATATCCTGTATATGTTCCTTTTTTTATCATCCAGTTTTTAATATAAAATGTTCCTATACATCTAGTCCATCCTAAATGAAGATTAATTCCATTAGTCTTATTCCAAGTTCCAGTATAGTATATTTCACTATATTCAGTTGAGATATTTCCTATCATTCTATAATACCCCATACCTGACTTTATATATATATCAGGAATTCCTGTACTTCCTTCTTCAGCTTTAATAGTAAAAACTATAGTAAATTTTTCTCCATCTTCAAAGCTGTTATTTATAGCGTTTGTAATTGATGAATTAAATCTACCATCCCACCATCCTGTATGCCAGTTTCCATTACCTCTAACTGTTATTACTTTTAACTCTCCATCTTCAGTTATCGAAGGAGTTATTCCAGTATTTGCTCCCCCAGCTCTAAAGGTATGGTCATAAGGTACAAGGTTATTTCCTTCAGTTGAATTAATATATCTTACTTCTACTTCATCATCTTTATCTAAACATATTGTACTTCCTGTTGCTCCTGCTATTTCATCATATATATCTCTATATGTATAACCTAAACTATTTCCTTCACTATCTATATAAGGGTCAGTTTGAAGTACTCTATTATAGTTTGCAAACGTATCATTCTCATTCTTAAATACTAATCCTAAATCTTCAGTTATTGCTTTTGTATAAGCTCTTAAAGTCATAGGAAATGTACTTAATATTCCTTTATACTCTACCATAGAATATAGCATCTTATCATAACATACTATTTTATAAGAGTTTGTATCTTCTTGCTTTTCACTAGAATAAACTATATAGTTACCATAATCTAAGTACTCATAGCTATTACCTACTTTTAATCCAAACTGATAATTAACTTCAGTTCCTGCAGGTATATCTACATTACTATCTATATCTAGTTGCTTCATTGCTGATTTTAATATATCAGCTTCATAATGAGGCGAGATAGAGTTAAGTTGCTCATTACCTAACTCTATATCTACTTCATCTAAAGTATATGTTATTTTATTATCTAACTCTCTACCGAAAGTCTTTATATTATTTTTAAATTCTTGTGTATGTATTTTCATATTACGCCCTCTTTCTTACAGCTATAAATGATATACTAAAGCCTTCATTCTTTTTATTTTCATCTACAATATATTTATTTACTACTTCATAATCTCCAGTATATGTCTCCATAGTAGTTTGAGCTCTTTTATAAGGGTCATAATAACTTACTGTTTGGTATGCACTATCTAATATAGGTACAATAGTTTCAAGCTCACTTTTAGTTAATTTTCTAAATTGTAATATTAACTTAGGAAATATTCCTATCAAAGTACCACTTTGTACTCCAGCAAGATTTCGACCACTATCGCTAGCCCATAATTTATTATAGCCATACTTAGCTTCTACGAGGTATTGTCCCATACTTACATTATTTATAATAATACTATTTTTATCTACGAACATCTTTTAACCTCCTATCTATTAAAAGCAAAGTTATTTTCGTTTTGAATTGTTTTTAATTCTCTACTTATTACTCTTCCATTCATAGTATTTGTTATAGAAGCATTTACTGTTATATATCTTCCGATAGCTTCTCCTAATCTCTCCATTTGTTGACTATCAGTAAGAGGTATAACGCCTTCAGCTCCACTCTCTCCTCCTATAGCCACTCCACGACCAGGTTGATTAATAATTCCACCTTTAGCAAGTCTTGGTAAACTAAATGTATTTAACTTACTTAGATTTATTCCAGGTATCTTATTAATTACTCCTATTAATGTATTTATAGATTTAATAGGAAAATTCAATATTCCTTCTATAGCTCCTAATACAGCATTAATTACCCCTTTAAAAGCTCCAGCTATTACGCTACCAACTGTAGTTGCTATAGATTTAATTAAGCCCCATACTTTCTCTACTATTCCTCTAAAGAATTCAAATATAGGAGTAAATATCTCTTTTATCTTCTTTACTAAGTTACTAAAAGCTGTCTTTACTTTTTCTATTACATCAGTTATTCCATCCCATACAGGCTTAATTATATTATTCCATATCCATTCAAAGATAGGCTTTAATATACTCATTAATACATTCCACAAAGCTGATATAATTTGCTTAATATTATCTATAGTAATTTTTATGTTATCCCATATAGTTCCTAATATACTTGATATTATTCCCCATACAAATGAAACAACACTTACTATAAAATCTATTATTCCTTGAATAAAATTAAATATTGGTGTAAATATTGCTACTATCTTATTCCATAATCCTACAAAGAATTCAACAACAGGGTCAATTATATTCTTTTTAATCCAATCTCCTACTTTTCCAAGTACTTCTTTAACCGTATCCCAATTCTTAATTATAAGTGCTACTAAAGCAACCACTGCAGCTATCAATAGTAAAACCCATCCAACAGGATTTGCTATGTTAATAGCTATCATAACCACTGCTATTCCAGCAAGTATTATTGCTATATCTCTTAATATATCAGCAAACGTACTCCACGTAGGGTCCTGTATAAACTTAATTATATCTTGGATTAATAATACTATTCCAGCTATTATCATTCCTATTCCTAGAGACATAAATACGCCTACTCCTAAATTAATTAATGTTATAGCTCCAGCTATTCCTATTAATCCAGCTATAACTTCATCTTTATGCTCAGCTATCCATTTTATCCACTCAGGTATCTCTCCTTTTAATCCTTCTAAGTCTATTGTAGGTGCTGTAAAATCAGCTCCTCCTCCAATACCTCCACCAGCTCCAGCTCCAGCTCCTGTATCACTATTATCACTTAGTACATTCATCTCATCAAATCCAGCAAGTTGCTTTTTTAATTCCTTAGCATTTTTTGCAGCCTTCCCTAAGTTTCCAGCTGTTCCTTTACTAGCTTCTTGAGATTTTTTAAAGCCTTCAACACTAGCTCCACTTAATATACTTATACCAAACCAAGCTTTTAATATATAATCCATATACACTAAAAGTTTTGCAGCCATGTTTATTAAATTATTTATAGCTCCAGCTATTAAATTTGCCAAGCCACTTGCAGCATTATAAAAAGCATTACTTATTAAATAAATTATATACTTAACATTTGCTATCAGTTCTTTATTTTCATCAGCTATTCTTTTAAAAGCTCCAGCAACTAATCCACTTGCTATTCCAGCTGCTCCTAAAGCTCCTCCTATCATAGTTACTAATTTAAAGACTACTCCTAAAGCACTTCCTAAGCCTTTTGCAAATCCTCCAAGTTTACTTAATATACTACCGAATTTTGTAGAAAATTTATTACCACTTTTTTCTCCAGCTTCTTCTCCTACATCTTCCATATCATCTTTTAAATCTTTAGCATCACTCTCGAAGCCACTATTATCTATCTTAGTCTTGATATATATTGTTCCAGCATCCATTATTCATCCCCCCTTAATCCTAATATTTCATTTAATTTTCTCATACTCTCTTCCTGTTCCTGAGTAAGATTATTTTCTCTTTTATTTCTTTTCAAAGCTACTTGCTGTTTAGCTTTCTCTATCTTTTGTCTTTGCTTGCTATCCTTTATATCTTTTGTATCATAATTCCTTAGATTACGAATTCTATTTAATACGCAACAATTACCCATCTCACTATTAGAAAGTCCATTCATAAGCTTATTAAACTTCCACCAATGTATATCCTCTTTATCTATATCAAGTCCATTATAATCACTATACATTGAAGTCCATATATAATCATAATCTTCAACATAATCCATATCAGGCTCTCCATCAGCTTCTAGTTCTTTTCCACAGCTTAAAAACTTCTTAGCCTTTTCTAATAGTTCTTCATAATCTTCAGGATTATCTAATCCATTCTCAAATAGTAAATAGATTATTGCTAAGGCTCTTTCAAAGTTCCCTATTGTATTATCCCTAGCAACCTCATTACACTCAATAGCGACCTTAAAGTTAGTGTTTATCTTGTATAATCTTCCATTTACTTCAGCATATTCAGGATAATTCATTATAACACTTCAAGCTCTTTAGATTTCTCAACAGCTTTTCCATACTTCTCTTTTACTCTATCAGTTATCTTACTCATACTTATATCTAAGTGAGGTACAATTTGCTTTTCAATAATTTCATCCACTTCTTCAAATGTAGTCCATCCTAATCTACGACCTCCAGTAAGTTTCTTTATTCCATTCTCTCCTAAAAATCCATCATAGATATCGGCTTCCTTTTTAAAGAAGTCATTTAAAGCTTTTATCTTATCCTCTTCATTTTTACTTAATAGCTTCTTGCCTTTTACATCCTGTCTTTTATCAATTATCAACATTTGATTTTTTAGTTGTTCCTTATTCTTTTTATCCTTCTCAATAAGCTCTTGATATTTTAAAGGAAGCTCTATATCCTCTAAATCAAATTCTAAAAAATCTCCTGTATCATTACCATTAACATCTTTAATTCCTAATCTTAAAACATTATCTTTTTTTAACTGTATAAAATTGTCCATCATTTTAATACTCTCCTATCTTTCTTAATTAAAAAAGGCTAAGGGTCATCCCCTTAACCCTTCAAAGGTCTCTTATAAACTTGCTGTAGGAGTAAATGTAGGAACGTTTCCAGTAAATGTTACTGTTCCTTCTACTACATCTCCATCATAATATAAATCATATGATAATGTAGCGTTTTCTCCCATAGCTTCAGTTACTACTAATTTACCATCACTCATCTTAGCTGGATAGCTTGAGCCAGTTCCATTCCATCTATCTATATCTAATATCTTAGTTTTATAGTTTAGTTTATCTCTACCAGCTGCAGCAAATTCAAAACAAGGGTCTCCCTTATAAATCTTTTGCTCTACACTTCCTTGCTTTTGATTTGAAGTATGGTCATTACGAGCGTTATCTTCTATAATCCATTTTTCAGTATCAACTTGTGGATTATATGATACGCCATAATCAGTTATACCTACTCCTAATATAGCCCAAGTTCTTGTATTGCCATTTGGTGTAGTATCTAAATAAGTTAGAAATTGACTTCTATTTACTTTTTCAATTCCCTCAGGTACATAACTTGCCATTTTATTACCTCCTATAATTCTTCTAATTTTCTCTCTAGTATTACAAGCTCTCGATAGCTTAAAGGCTCTATAAATCCTTCTTCATTCAATTTACGAATTACATTTATATCCTTTATTTCTATTTTATCTCCAGCTATATATTTTTTGCCATCTAATACAAAGTCTATTCTAGCTATTACCTTATCCATCATTTACCTCCCTATATGTTATTTGTATTTGTATATCAAACTCAGCTGTATTTGTACCAGCATTATTAAGAGTTCCACAATTTAAACATTCTATTTTTTCTATACCTCTTATATCAGGTAAAATACCACTGTCATTCCTTTTCTTTAATAATGTCTCAAACTTTTCAAAAAATCCTATATTCAGTAAATTATTTATAGCATCTACGCTATATTCTCTTCTACTTCTAAATGAATACAAATCTTTATGTATTTCATCTCCAGTTATCCATCTCTCAACTTTGAAGTCGGTAGGTATTTTATCTAAACTATAATTATCTACTTCATTACTTAACATATCAGCATTAATTTGACTATTATTATCTTCAGTAAGAGTATCTATTATAGATAATAAATAGCTTCTTAATTTTGATATTCTTAGTTCATTATAATCCATTATTTACCTCCCTTATCTACATAATCTTGCATTATTTGAGTTATTATATCTTTTTCAGCACTCCACATCCTCTTATCCCAATGCTTTCCAGCATAAGAATGTTGAGATGTATTATACTTTATTTCTTTACCAGTATAGTGTTTAGGCTTATTAGGAGGACTCCACCATCCTACTATTATACCATTCTCTATCTTAGGTATATTAGGCCCCATTACTTTTCCTTCATACATATAATGAGCGTAAGGAGAAGCATATACTACTCCATCTACCTCTTCTCTAACATTATGTATAGCTAAGTCTCCATTAGCCATAGGTACATATTTATCCATATGAATTCTACAAGTATGAGTAAAAAATTTATGTCCTTCTCCACCTTCATCTATCTTTAGCTTAGCTTCTATTTCACTTACTGGCTTTAAATAAGTTTTCATTATTTACCACCTAAATGAATATGAGGACTTCCTCCAAAGTTATCATTATTAATACTTGTTATATTATATATTTGATAGCCTTTTAAATCTTGCTGTCTATTTATATCTATATCTAAATCTCCATATACTAATATATCTCCTATAGAAAAATTATTAATATTTAATCCTTCATTATCAGCATAAGGAATTCTAACAGCTACATCATTCGCATTATCGTACCCTTTATTTATTCCAGCTCCTTTTCCTCCAAACCACCAAATCTTAGGATAATTATATCTTCTCCAAGTTTCTAATCTTGTAGAAACATCTAATCCATTTTGATGATATACTGTTAAGCTCCCATTAGTTATCATCTAACATCAGCTCCACAATATAAGTAAGGAGTACCATCTTCAAGCTTGCAGTCCACTAAATATTCTTTAACGACTTCTCCTATTTCATCCCTACGAGCCTCGACTGTTGCTTTAGATGGTGTAGTAAATGATAGACTATATCCATCTATACTTTCACTAGAATATGCTTTATTTTGTACTTCTAATTCTTTATAGCTATTTATTATATTTATTAATCTATAAATACACATCTTTACTTCTAAAATTTGAGTTTTTAAATCTTTTAATCTACCAAATGTATATTTATCTACACTTTGCCTAGCTTCAAATTCTAATATAGAAAAAGACGTTTGGTCTAGGCTACCACCTAATTCCTGATATTCATCGTATGTTAGGTATTCTCCTTTTATCTCCATAAACGTCCTCCTTTATTTTATAGACTAACTGAGCCTACTTCAAATTTTGCTAAAACTACTTTTGTTTCATCAGTAAGTGCAGCTACATAATGTTCATCTACTGAAATATCAGTTGTTCTATTTAAAGTATGTCTTTCAGTTTCTACATTAGCTCCACGTTTCATAAAGATAGTGACTGCAGCTAATTCTTCATCTCCAGTTTGACTTTCAGCTTTTAATTGTACAATTGGATTTAGGAAATAAGTACCAGCTTCATTAATAGCTTTCTTAGTAGCTACAATTCTAGTATTTGCTATCATACCAATTTCTCCACGTAACATTACATTTTGATTTGCATATTTATCATTAGAAATGAAGTTTTCATCTTTTCTTAATTGTGTTACTTGTTTTGGATGAATAAACATTACTTTAGGTACATTCTCTTCTTCATTAAATCTATCAATAGCATTAACTACATTATTATAAGAAATATCTCCAGTTAATGTAATTGTATTTTGAGCTCCCTTTAATTCTTCCATTACATCATTATCAATTTTACTTGCAATAGCTTTTCCTAATTGTACATTAGCTTCTCCTACTGGATTTCCATATCCACTTAATACAGCTTCATCAGTTATTGTTACAGCTTTCATTGCTTTCTTAACTGTATATGTATCAGTATCAGTTTCTAACTTAACTGTACCAGCTTCTACTCCTTCAGCTACATCTTCAGCATCTCCAATATACATATATCTTGGTACTGTAATAGTACTTCCAGCTTGTCCTTCTAATGTAGTATCAATTTTAGCAAATGGTGTTGCTACAATAGCACTAACGATTTTAGCACTAATCATTGGTGCCATTACTTCAGGGTCAACTAAATTTTCAAGTTTAGTAGTTCCTGCAGCAAATCTTTGAATATCTAATTTTAACATTCTTTCTCCTCCTAATTATTATATTTATTAAATAACTCAGGATTATTTTGTTTTAGTTCTAGTCTTTGCTTATATCCCATTTTATCAAAAGCTTCCTTAGATATAGTACCATCTACGCTTTCATCAACTCCAGCCATATCTACCATTTGATTAGGATTTGCATATAGACCAGTTTTTCCCTCAGTTATTTCGTTGAATAAATCTATAGTAGATTTACCCACGTTAGCCTCATCTTGTAAGGCTGTTTTTACTTCATTAATAATTGAATTCTTAGTATAATCATTAACGAATTTTTTGTCGCCTATAGCCTCAACGATAGATTTATTTAACTCTTCATCTCTAGCCTTAGCTTGCTTTTGAGCTTCTTCATCAGCAACTTGCTTACTTAAAGCATTATACTTTTCTTGAAGTTCATACACATTATTTGAGCTTTCTCTAAGGTCCTGAAGTTCAGTTCTTAAATCCTGTATAGCTTCTTTGTCTCTAGTTACTAGCTTTCCGTGTTCAGCCATAATTGCATCTATTAACTCACTATCCAACTCCAAACCCTTTAAAAATTCTCTCATATATATTTCTCTCCTTCACTTTTTTTCGTGGTCGTGTCCACGAGTGATTAAAATATTTTTATAGTATATCGTTACTATAACACGAATTGAGTTCCTTCTCAAACTCTACATAGATTATAACGCATAATAAAAAAAAACGCAACTTAGCGTTTTTCTTTAAGATATTTCTTTAGCTTCTCTTTATATTGAGCTGGATATGGTCTTTTCATTAGCTCCTTTATTTCCTCATTACTCATTTGAGATAATACCTCATCTTTTTGTTTAGAAAGTTTTTTAGCTAAGTCCATATCATTATCTACAGCTTTTGATATTTTCTCTACTAGCTTATCATGTGCTTCTATCATTCTCTATCACTCCTATCCTTTATAATTTGTCTTATTCTTTTTCTCATCATACTTGTCATTAGCTATAATATCTCCTAATTCATTACTCCAAATACTGTGCTGATTATATTTATACATTATCTCTTTTGCAGTATTTAAGTCTTTAGTATAGAAGCTTATCTCAGGGTCTCCTCCAAATACTCCTCCATACACTTTGCCATCACATTTGCTACGACATTCTTGTATTTTATCATAATATTCACTTAATGTATAGTTATCACTAGACTGTTCGAATGAAACATTATATCCTTCAGTACCGAAGTCAACTTTTTCTCCAGTATCTAAATCATATGTGCCATCCTCTTTACTTTTTAAGAAGTTAAGTTTGCTTTTATACATTTTTCCTTGTTCCTCTTTAACTTCATTCTTTGCTTTCTTGTTCTTTGCAAACTTGCCACTTTCCTTCATAGCTGTAGAAAGGTCTTGACCATTCTTAATAAATACCCTTCTACCTCCTATAGTTCTCCAAACGCCCTTTTCCATTACTATCTCCTCTTTTTCTTATTTAAGTCATAAATAACACTGCCATATCCTGTATTATCAAAGCCTTCTAGTCCTCTAACATCTATTCCATTAAATCCTAATTCTTTCATAAATATAGTTGATAAACTATCCATTTTAGCATCATATTTATCATTATATCCTTCTCTTGAATATCTTTCTCTTGTATCTTCTACAACCTTTATTGCATTATTTATTTTTTCTTTAGTTACTCCATTACGAATTAAATCCTCAGTCATTATTCTAAAATCAAAGCTATCATAGTCTTTATAATTTACTGATTTTAATCCATCATGTAAATATCTTGCTTCTCTTTCTATTAGAGGCTTATATAACTCATAATCCTTAAAATTAATCTTTTTTAGTGGTCTATCTTTTCTACTAAAGAAAGGACTTGCAGCCATTCTATCATTTTCTTCTTTACTTATAAAGTAAGTTCCTGTTCCAAAGTGTCCAGTACTTCTATTGCTTGAATTAATATCCCAATAATACGTATCTCTAGCTTTTCCTAAATCTCCATAGTGATATCCATAATCTTCAGGATTTTCTTCTTTATTAAATTTACCACTCTCTATCATAGCTTCACTTAAACTTTGATTTTTTTTAATAAATACTCTACGGCCTCCAATAGTTCTCCATACTCCATCAGCTTCATTATATTTTTGCATTACTTATCCATCTTCTTTAGGAGTTCTAAGATTTCACTTGTACTCATATTTTCAGTTTCTTTTAAATAGTCTATAGTTCCTGAGTATCTCTCAGCCAATGTATTAACAGCATCTTTTCTTATATTATCATACATCTTTGCACTTTCTCTTCCTATTAAAGCTGTATAGTTATTAAATACTTGTTCATCATTAAACTTCTTACCTTTAGGATTTATATTAAGATTATTTAAAAAGTCCTCCATATCTCCATTATATATTAAATAGCTTCCTCCCTTAGCAAGTTCTTGTCCCCAGCTCCAAGCTGTAGGATGAGAAGGGTCTTTCATAGCTTCCATTTGACTTACAAAGTCCTCAGCACTATCATAATAATCTTTTATATGAGCTTGAATATTATTACTTACTTCTTTTCTATTAGATTTACCAGCTGTATCTACTTTGCCAGCTTTAATATTATCCCAGTAGCTATTCTTTTTATTGAATAATGGATTTTTTCCTTCATCTATTTGTTTATCAGTATATGAATATACATCACTTAATGTTTTCCCATTCCTTTTATCTTCTTCATCTTCATATCTTGCTCTATATTTTTTATCTAATGCTTCCCAGTCAGTACTATTCTCAGTCATAGGGTCTATACTATTTTCATCTTGTCTAGCTCTTTTATATAGATTATATTCATAATCATTTGAATTTCTATTTTTTTCTTCTAATATTGCTTTATCATATTCAACTATTCTTTTTTGGATTTCAGTTCTTTCCATATTATTAGCAAATTCGTTTCTATCTATTTTACTTTGCTCTTTTCTTCTTTCGTGTTGTAATTGCTTTAATCCTTTTGGTACATCCTCAGCATACCCATCATCATGTACATAAACATTATTACGAACATCATGTCTCATTCTATTTAGGCTATCTTCTTCCCATCTTGCCTTTGTATCTTTCATTATATTAATTTGTCTATCAGCTTCAGCTTCACTCATATTATAATCATTCATAAGCATATTTTTTGCTTTATTACTTATACTTCCTAATTGTTGGTCTTTATTAATATGTTGCCCTATTAAATCATAAGTCTTATCAGCTTCTTTAGGATTATCATATTCTCCCCATTGGTAAATTGCTTTTTTATCATTTGCTTCTCTAGCATTATCTAGCCATTGTTTATGAGCTCTATCTACTTTTTTATTTTCAGCTTTATCTCCTGTATCAGCAAATCCACCGTGCTTTCTATATAATTCCGTATTCTTTTTACCTAGTTTATCTATTCTTTCTTCAGCTTTGGCTTCTTGTACTTCTCTTCTATCTCCAGTCTTAAATTTACCACTTTCTTTCATAGCTTGGCTTAAACTAGCTCCAGTTCTTATAAATACTCTACGACCTCCAATAGTACGCCATACGCCATCCTTATCACTATATTTTGTGTACTTTGCCATACTAATCCTCCTTCTTCTTTTTCTTCTTAGGCTTTTCTTCAATAGCTTCTTCAATAATTTCTTTTTCTTTGATTATCTCTAAAATTTCTACAGCTTGATGTTCTTCTAAATACTCAGCTCTTATTTTACTACACTCAAATTCTTCTCCAGCTATTCTTTTTTTATTAGCTTCTATATCATTGAAGTTAATCAGTGCCTTTACTTTAGCTTTCATTTTCAATTCCTCCTTATACTTTGATTTTCCATCTACTATAATTTTATCATAGCCATCTTTAACTTGCTCAAATTCAAACTTTAGTGGATTCTTCATTCTCTTCACTACATCTTTTACATTTGAGCTATCTAATTCTAAAAATAGTGCATTTTTATTATCTTCTATTCCTATTTCTTTAAAATATCCTAATTCACATACTACTACTGGTGTACCTCTATATAAAGCTTCTTTTAATGTATAACTATCCCCTTCACATTCACTTGGCTGTACAACCCAGTCGGCCATTTTTAAATAACTTCCTATATCTAGCCTATTATCCATACGTACTACGCTTTTATTATTCCATACTGGATTATTTGGATATTCATTAGTGGTAAATATTAACCATACAAATTTTATTCCCTGATTATCAAGTTCATTTGCTATTTCTAACATTCTATGTCCACCTTTAATATTAGTTAATCGTGTAGCACTTACTAATATCATTACATCCTCATCTTTTTCTATTTCTAGTGGATTTCTACATAGTATTGTTCTTTCTTCAGTTCCTATAATCTTTTCAAATTTTTTCATACTGTCCTCAGTTATTCCTATATAAGTTGTTCTAGGATTATCTTTAGGTATTCCTAAAGCTTCTTCACTATTGCTATAATCAGTATGAAGTACTGTATATATTTTAGCTCCCTCTTCTACATAATCAATTATCGAAGTGTCCCAATTAGTTATTATTACTTTACATTTAATCAATTGATTTTTATGTACATAAACTCTACAATATTTCTCTAATCTTAATTTTTGCTCATATGAGACTGACTTACATACTACAGCTATATCTTTATCTTGATATTTCTTAGCCAATTCATATACATAAGTTTCTACTCCACCTATTCTATGTATATTTCTTACATAAAATATATTGTCGTGTTCTATTACTCCGTCAAACTTAATAGCCATTAAATCCACCACCACCTACATTATAATACAAAAAGAAAAAAGAAGCAATTTCTTGCTCCCTTCCTCATAATAGGTTAGTGACTTTAAGAATAACAACCACCATAGACATGTATGATATGCTTCTATTATCCAGTTAATAGTACTAGAGATATAATTAGCGTAAGTACAAGCTAATTGCCTATTAACTAGACATCATCAGTATAACGCATATTAATTTCTTTGTCAAATTAGCATCTTATAAGTACCATTGAATAGATAGACCACAGCCATTACTCGTTGCCCTTGCCATGCTAAACACCACTGGACAACAATACGGTAAAGAGGTGGCTTTCTCCTTCGGCTGATTTACCATTTTTACTATCTACTCAATGCTACCCATAAGGATAGCACACACATTCTTAGAAAGTGATATCTAATTACTTCTACTATAGAATAAGATAGGTAGATTAGCACGATTTAACGTACAATGTTTTAAAGTCCTATAGATATCATAGAATAGATATATAGTCGATATCAACAATTTGCTCTACTTAACTGGCCGAGCCTTTTCCTCCTATATCTACTCTATGCTATCTACAAGAGATAGCACTAACAATTCAAAAGCTATTTATATTATAAATAATTATTATCTTAAAGTCAACTTACTTTCCATACATATTCAACTTCTCTATCCCTGCAGTCAAACGTATCATATATCACTCCATATTTACTACAAGTAATATGCCCTCTCATTGTTATTAACAGCACTTTATCAGGAAACATCCCTGATATATATCCTACACTTCCTTTTATTCCTTCTAGTCTAGTATAAGTTCTATCTAAATAACCTATTACGAATTTCTTTTTATCAAGTAATGTTCCCTCATATTGTGCTATATCACTTAAATAATCATAAACATAATCCCAGCTTTTACCAGTTGCACATGAAATTGCTCTTATAACGCAGTCATCCTCATAAATGTTTAGTGGATTTTCATTATAGTATTTATACATCCTACATCATACTTCTTTGTAATGTATCTCTTAACATTTGCTTTTGTTGTTGAGTATCAGCTTCTTCATATAATACCTTAATAAAATCTTCTAGTGCTTTTACCATATAATGATATGATTTATCAGTTTCTTCTCCAGCTCCATATCTATTACGACTTTCTATATATCTTCCATATTCTCCAGCCATTCTATCTATTTCATCTTCTCCTCTATATTTCATATCATATCCTCTTCTACCATAACCACCTCCATAGCTTCCATGCACTGGTCCTCTTGCATAATAGCTATTATTATAATCTCCATACATATTTTTATCCTCCTTTGCCATATGTTTTATCTTAGATAGCTTATATAAATTATCTAAGTTATTCGTATTAATACCTTCATCTATTATCTTATTAATACTTTCTTCCATCTTTTTAATAACTTTTTCTTCCATTCTTTACCTCCTCTCTTTTAGAAGTTTTAATATCTCATCATTTTGCTTTATTATTTTCTCTAAATAATTATTATCCTGTTGTCTCAGCTCATTCATTAAATCTACATTGTTATAATCCTGAAATAATATCATTAAACTAATAGCCTGTAGCATCAGCGATAAACTATCTACACTATTTCTCATTACGCTACTCTTTTAACAATAATAGAAGTAGCTTGCTCAGGTATAGTTACTGGATTTGTAGAGTTATTTCTTAATCCAAAAGTTGTACCAGCAAACGCATTAATAATTACTCTAGTGCTTCCATTTTCAGTAACATCTACTGTAGTTCCTGGTAAATATATAAAGCCTCCAGGTATATTACTTCCATTCCTAGTTATATTAAATTGCATTTGACCAGCTACTGTAGGAGTTGCATTTACTATTCCTTCTATTTCATAAGTACCAGTTCTAGTAATAGTTAAGCTATTTTGGTCATTACTGCACCATCTATTACCACCATAGTTATATCCATTAAAAGTTACATAATCTCCAGTCTCTAAAGTTTGCTCAGTTAAGTTATAAGCATCTATCATATTTTTTCCTCCCTTCATTTAAAAAAGAATAGGTCTTGCCTATTCTATTCTTAGCAAGTTCCTTTCGGTTAGCTTCTAGCCTCTTACTAAATTATTGTATTTCCATAAAATCCATTGCCATAAAATCCACCATAAAATCCACTATAAGGATTATAAATACTTTGGTATGGTGAGCTTACTAAATAGCTTGGTGTAGGATATGGTCTTACATTATTAATTATTGAGCTTTCGATATTTCTATTAGATATTTCAGTTTGAGCTTCATTTAATTTCTCTCTTAAATCAGCTATAGTATTTTGATTTAAAGCATCTAATATTCTTTGAGTATTTTCTAATCCTTGAGCTTTTAGTTCACAGCAACAAGTGTCCAGCTTAGATATATTATTTAATGCGTTTATACTAGCTTGATTTTCTAACTGAGTAGTTTGCATAAGAATATCTCTTTGAGTATCTTTAGCATTAATTAAATCACTATACTTACTATCTAATATTGAATTTTGTAGGCCCATATTTCCAGTTAGTACATCACTTCTTAAATTACAAATGTTAGTTGCATTATCACTAAAGCCATTAGACAAAGCTGTTAATACTGACTGAGTTCCATTATTTACATCTCTTTGAGTAAATTCACTTGAGATATAATCAGTTGTAGCAACATTATTCCATCCATTATTGCCACCAAATCCACCCCAGCCACCATTAAACAATAGTGCTAGCAATACGATAGCCCATATACCATCTCCACCGAAGAAGCCATTATTAAATCCATTACCATACATAACTGGATATGCATTATTAGTAGCTAAATCTACTGTAGGTACAATTCCATTACTTCCGTTCATTCTCTTTCTCCTTCCTATTATTTTTTATATCAATGTCATTTGACATTAATACCATATTTATTTAATTGCTCTTCACTAATTCCAAAGCCTTTTACAAAGCTCCTAAATTTATTCATTTGCTCAGGAGTATAATTACCAGTAGCCTGTTTTAAAATCTCTTCAGGATTTCCATTACTTTGTCTTAGCTTTTCTATTTGCTGTAATGCTTGAGGATTTACACTCTTCAGTTGCATCATCAACATTTGAATTACGTTGTTCATCTTTTACCTCCTTTTTTAGCTCCTCTATTTGAGCCATTAGAAGTTCTATTTGCAAGTCTTTTTCATCTTTCTTAACTATTTCTCTTAACTCATAGCTTTTTACATCTCCAGTAGCTTCTTTTACCCATAATACTGACATATCTTTACTAAAGAATGGTGTAGCTCCAAATACTAGCTCTCTATTTACTTCATCTATACTATTTAAATACTTCATATTCCCAGTATTACTTGCTAATTGAAAAGTTTGATTAATAGCTGGTGTTGGTGGTATTTGAGCTTTCATCTTTTGTAGCTCAGCTATTTGACTATCTATCCTATCCATAGCTACTTGAGGATTATATGGATTTGTAAACATCTTATCCCTCCTAATTAAAAAAGAGAAAAGGAAACACTTTATTAACTCCTCGACCTACGTTTTAAATAAATCTACTAAGCAGTGTTCCCTCCTCTCATCTAAATTGTCCCACAAAAAAAGAAGCCAAAAATCTCGACTTCTTCTAAAAAAATTATATAATTTTTCTAATTTTCTTCTTTAGCTTACTTATCATCACATTAACTCTAGCTTCACTGCAGTTTAGTAAATCAGCCATCTTAGTTATACTATAGCCTCTTATTTTATAATCCAGTAATTTCTTGTACTCATCATCTAACATACATTCATCACATATCCACTCATACTCACTTTTGGTAAATTCAAAAAATTTCATTTTCTCTTCATAAACTTACCACAAACAGGACAATGTTTAGGCTTAGCTTTAGATTTACGATATTTTGCTTTAGTAGCTCTCCTAGTTCTAACTGTTTGTCTAGCCATTATTTATATCTCCATTATTTCCAATGTAGTTATTATTTCCATCAGTATTTTCTTGACTAACTTCCTGAGTACTTACTGTCTCTATAGTTCCTATATCATTTAATACATATACTAAATAGCCTATAGTAATAAACCACATAGAAAGAATAGTTATGATAATAATAAACATTCTCTTATTTGTCTTTTTAGCATCCTCTAACATCTCCCATGCTAAGCTCTTTTCTTTCACTTCATTAACCTCCTCTTTTATATCAGCTATCTCTTCTCTTAACCCCACTTTATGCCTCCTTGTGATAAACCTTTAAATGTTGCTCCATTGCCTTATCAATTCTTATATCGATTTCTTTATCGTAGCTATCTAGTTTATCTAATATTTTATCTAGCTTCTTTTCTACTTGACCTAATCTAAAATCAATTAACTTTTGGTCAGCTGTCTCTTCATCTCTTTCTCTAGTATCTTTAACAGCCTTATCTTTTCTATTTAATACAAAGTTCAATACAACCATCACTATTGATAAAATACTAATTACTAATGCTAAATCCATACATCTCATCCTTCCTACTCTTACATCTAAAGTATATCACTAAATTAGGATTTCGACAATTCCAGCAGTGCATATTATATCACAATAAAAGAAGTAAATCAAATTACCTCTTCTATATAGTTATCATTAAAATAATCCAGCTCATATAATTTTTTTAATTCTTTAATACACATCTTTAATATCTTTACTTTTTCTTTATCATCTAAATTATAAAATATAGGTATATCTATCTCTTCTTTAAATATTGCCTCATAGTCTTTTATTAACTCATCTAGCATTTAAATCATCTCCTATCTTCTTATATAATTCATCTAATTGTTTATATATTTCAGGAGCTTCTTTTTTAAAGAATTCCAAGTGCTTTTTACTACCAGTCATTTTTAAAGAAACAAAGTTTGCAAATAATTCAGTTCCTGGATTTTCTTCTCTCTTTCTATAATAAGACTGAGGATGATAGCCATATTTACCACAAAAATCATTATAGCCTCCTAAAGATATTGCACTAAACATATCACTAAAGTTCAGTAGCTCAGCATAATCCATATCAGTTTCTCTTTTTTTATAGTAATAGTCTTTTTTATCATACTCATAATATCTATCAACACTTTCTTTATATCTCTCTACATCTTCAGCTTTCCATTTACTCCAATTTTCTAAATTCCAGTCCGAATAGTTTTTCTTTCTTTGTATTTCTATAAAATCTTCATAGTATTTATCATAAACATTTTTATCTTCAAACTCTTTATATGCTCTTTCTCTATATCCTCCTATATAATTTTTAACACTTTCAGGTATATCAGGATTTTCTCTTCTATAATCTCTCATAGCATTTTTTAATTTATCATTATTACTTGCATAATCCATTCCACCTTTATAATTATCTAAAGCGTGGCCCATCTCATGCCATAATACTGTAGTTGGCTCTTTAGTTCCTTCTTTCCATCCAGTAGTTTTTATCTTTTTATAGCTTCTATTATAATTAGCTTTCTTTATATTAGCTCTTTCATATATAGTTATCTTTAAATTATCAGTACCATTATAAATCTTTATATTATCATCATTAGATAAATCTAGGTATTGTTTACTATTTTTAAATACTTTACTAGTATCATAAAACTTTCCATCCTTTATCGGTATAGTAGGTTTTTCTATTTTTTCTACTTTTTCAGCCTTTTTCTTAGGCTTTTCCTCTTGTAGAATGGATTTTGAGCCATTTATCTTATCCTTAGCTTCAGTATTATCCACTAATTTTATCTCTTTATATCCATCTACTCTTAATCTTTCTAGTTTTGTCGGTAAACCACTAACATTTGACAGCTCTTGGTATTTCTTAGTTAATAAGTTTATATTCCTTTGAGCTTCATTACTTAACTCATCACTACCTCCAGCTCTACCTAGTATTTGTAAATCCTTTTGCCTTCTTATCTCAGTTTCTATCTTTCTTTGTAGCTGAGTTCCTTCATATAAAGTATAGTGCTTTCCTTCAAAGTCAAAGCCCTTCTCGTTATCATCCTTTATTTGCTGTAGCTGTTCATTACTATACTGAGGCTTATTAACTCCTAGAATAATACTAAAAGGATAATGGTAACAATTTAACTGGCCTATAGGTCTATGGTGTATTCCTCTCTTCATATTAATACTTATTCCATCATAAGTCTTAGCTACTCCATCCTCCTGAAGCTTCTTAAATTCATCATTACTAAATTGTCTCCCTTGAGCATCCTCATGGTCAGGAGCAGGATGTCCATGTACACTTATTTCCCATCCATCAGCTCCAAATTCTTTACCTAGCTCCTCTTGAGTTCTAGTATGTAAATCTCTTAAAGCGCCTTTGACGTTCATTCTCAATGCACTATCCATTCTTCTACTTCTACCACTCTCATAATCCACGCTAGACAAACCACTTTTGCCTAATTCCTTCATTATTTTATAGATTTCGCCTTCATAAGTACTTTTACCTTGGCTTATTGCCATCACAGCTCTATCTACTACATCCTGATATGTTTCTTTTAATCCTTTATGTATTACTTTTCCATCTTTATCTCTTATTTTAAATCCTACTACTGTACTATTAGAAAAGTTTCGGTAAGTCTCAGCTGTCATATCAGCCAAAAGTCTTACTTGCCTTTGTAAGTTTATATTCTCTTTATAAGGTATATATCTCTTACCTCTATAAACATAAAACTGCTCAGCAAATCTACTGTCAGTCTTAGCCACCTCATCAAATATCTCATATATCTCTCTAACATTTAAATCAGTTATCTCAGCTAACTTCTTAACTATTTTGTCATAATCAGCTCCATATTGCATAGCTTCTACTAATTGATGTACATCACTAGGATTAATAGTTCCTATCTTCTTTATAGTCTTTCCTATACTCTTTAACGTATATATGTTAGCTTCTTCCATTCTTTGTACTAGTCTCTCGACTACTTTATCTAATACTTCATCACTTAACATAGGATTTCCTCCTATTCATCTTTGTCTTTAGTTCCTAATAAATCCTTAACATCAGGATTTTCCTTTTCTATTTTCTTAACAGCTTCTTCACTTTGCTCTAGCTCTTCATCAGGCTTAATCCAGTTTCTAAGCTCAGCTTTACTAATAACATTTTGATTTACTCCAGCTATTAAGTGATTAAACTCTTCTCCAGTATCTTCTAATAAAGCATAGCTCCAGTCGAAGTTAATTTCATAATCTCCTCTACTAGAAAGATTATACGCATTTGCTAATATATCACAAGCATAGAAAAAATCATCCATAGCCTTTTCTATATTACTTCTCATATCATCTACTATTGTAAATGTATCATACATAGCTCTCTTAATCTCAGTAGCTGTAGCATTTTGAGTTTGCATCTCACTTATTATTCCAGCACTTGTTCCTATTTCATGCTCTAATCTTACATATAACTCTTGTAGCCTTCCAGTATAATCTCTAAATTGAGGGTCAAATACTTCGAAGAAGTCATCTACTCCACTATCTATCTTTTTAAATAATCCATTCTTTGGTAAAGCATTATCTCCATTAAACATTGTAACATCAGCTCCTACAAAAGCTTCCTTTAGTTCATACTCTCTTGCAAGTTGCTTCATAGCTTCTTTTATTTCTTTTATAGTAGCATCACAGCCATATGTTATAGGTACTCCATATTTATCATTGCTCTTTCTATTATTTACAGGAGATTTAATATAAGCAAATAACACTCTATCGACATTAGTAATAGTTTGCTTTGTCATTATATTTTTCCAAAAATCAGGAGTAGGTATTGCTTTTCCAGTCTCATCAGTAAACTTTTGCTCAATTACTATATTATTTTTTTCTAATCTATAATTAGTCCATCTTAAATATATCTTAGTTTGGCCTAGTTGTTGAGTTACTTCTCTTCTTTCAGCAAGTACTGTTGCTCCAGTTATTACATCTCCATCTAAACTGTCTATAGTTACCCTTCCTTGAGGTACTAATGAATAATATAATTTACCCTTCTTTACATAAGGTATTATAAATATTCCACCATATCCAAAAGCCATTGAAGTTATCTTCTTAGCCTTCTTCCACATAGACTGACCAGTCTTATTTAATAGCTCTACTCTATCATTTTCTCCTACTAAATTCATATTACTATCATTAATAACATAGTTTGCTAGCTTATTACTAAAGATAGCATTGAAGTTTATATCATCTATACGCTCATATTCTACAGCATATTTAAAATTATCTTCTACTTCTTTTTGTCTTGTTTCAGTTGTAATGTGAAATATATTATTTAAAATCCACATCCATATCTTATTAATCATATCTTATTGCCCTCTCTTCTTCCATACATTATTCAACGCATATCTTACACTATCTATGCAGTGATTATCAGCATCTACATAGCCACTTATATAATTACCATCTTTATCTTGTTCAAATTCATAAGTACTAAACTCCTGAGCACTTACAGGACATCTCTTTAAATCTATTACTATCTTATTTAAAGAAGCGAGCCACTTCATACTATATTCTACACTTCCTGGCCCTTTTTCAGCTCCTCTCATACAACTACCATAGCTTCTAAAGTCTCCTATACTCTTAGGCTCAGCACTATCAGCGATTATCATATCATTTTCAACCACTCCCTTTTCTTTCTTTAATGCTTCCCATACATCAGCATTGCTCATCTTATTTACTACAAATTCATCAAATATATACAAAGTACGTTGACTAGGATTATAACACATCTTGGTCCATGCCAAAGGGTCAGGCCACCATCCAAAGTCCATCCCTTGATATATATAATCAAATGTCTTTATCTCTTCATCAGTAATATCTCGTAGCTCTATATTCTCAAATACATTGCCACCAGTTCCAGTCTCTAATCCTAAATATTCGTTTTGGTAAAGTCTCTCATTAACACTAGCTAAGAAGTTTGCTTCATCTATAAAAGCTTGACCTAGCCATCTCTTAGGTACACTCCTATAATCACTTAAATGCACTAGTCTAGTATCTTTAGGTATTCTCTTCTCTACATTAACAAAGTGTAAGCTACTAGCTGGTGTATTATAACTATAGAATTGTATAAAATCTTCTCCACCACGAATTAACGACTGATTAATCTTTCTTACTTCATTCATCCCTGCAAATTGGTCAAACTCTTCATACCAAGTTATACCGACATACATATCTTTAGGAGTTTTTAATGATTTAATCTTTCCATAATCATCAGCTCCTCTAAAGTAAATCTTTTGTCCTGTACTAATCTTAGTTATCTCTAAAGGACTTTTAGTAAACTTATAATCAGTTTTTATACTCGGATATGTTTCTCCTAGAGTATCTACAGCCCATTCAAGCTGACTAAAAACGCTGTCCTTTAACGTATCTTTAACTTTTCTTAGTACTACACAACACATTTTAGGGTTGTTTTCTAAAATCTCTATAATTTTCTCACTTATAAAAGATGACTTTGTACTACCTCTTCCACCTTCTAAGTAGAATTCTCGATATTCTCTATCATCTATACTTCTATTAATATCTACAAACGAGCTACATATATCCTTAGCTGGTATGACTATATAATTCTCTTCAGCTCTTTCTTTTTGCTCTTTCTCAGTCATTAAACTATTTATAATTTCATAGTTCTTACTATTACCACTTGCAGCTCCCTTTATTAATCCTAGTGTTATTAATTCTCTATATGTTACTCCTTTAGCGTTCTTTTCATCTAAAGTCTTTTCTAGCACTGACAACATAGTGGCTTTTTTTCTTCTAGCTTCTCCTGATTTAATACCACCTTTTGTAGCTAATGCTCTAACTTCCTCCTCAGTTCGTTCACTCATAGGAATGAGATTTTCTATACCTTTATTAGTCTCTTTTGACATCCTCATCTCCTCCTAACTCATATGATATCACATTTTCTTGAAAAAGAAAAAACGAGACTATTTCTTATACTTCTCATTTATAATCATAGGAGTGCAATTATTCCAGTATATCTTATGATGAATTCTAGGATGCCTACTATTCATAATAGCTACTCTTGCACAGCTAGGCTGACATATAACTGAATAGAAGCTCTTAACGTAAGTTCCATTATCTAAGTATATATCAGTTAAGCCCCCAGCACTCTTTTGAGTTGTAGCTTGCTCTATTACAGCTTTATATATAGTAAACATTAACTTGCCTCTCATTCCATAAGTTATATACGCATTAACATCTTCGTTAGTACTTCCTGTAAATTTAAAAGGTCTATCAGTTCTACAAAAGAAACTGTTCATTGCTTTTCTTCCTATTCCTTTTTCTAAATTACCATTATCAGCTCCACCTATAAAGTCTCCACCTTGAGCCATAGCTACTGTTAAAGCTCCTGAAACATCTAAAAAATCAAGCATTGTGTCAAATAAAACATCCAACTCTCTTACATCTTTACTCATAAGTTTATGAGAACGTACGTATTTTAAAGCGATTTCGTGATAATCATCATCCAAAACGAGGAAATAATCTAATCCTAGCTCTTTAGCTATATCGTGACATACATTCCTTGCATATACTACTAGCCTATGGTCTTTAAAGTTATCTTCGGTATCAGTTCTTTCCATCTCTTTAAGTTTATCAAATACTACTACCTTCTTGCCTAGCTTCTTATAATCTTCTAGCTGGTCATCTTCATTATCACAAATAATAATTGTCTCTCCAGTATAATGTCCTCTATCTAAAGTCTTTAGAGTTTTTACATTGTTAGCTCTTCCATGAGATAGAATAAATACAGCAAAGTTCTTATGCTTCATTCCAGTTCTTGCTTTTCTATAATCCTTATAGCTGTCATCTATACTTATTTTAGTGAAGTCAACTTCTCCATCAGTATCTATTATCTCTCCATCGAAGTCATCTTTCCATTTATCAAATCTATTAATACATTTTGTAATTAAAGCTTTTAAATTACTTTCTTTAAAGTTATCATTATGCTCTCTACATCTTTTTATACTTGTCTCAGCACTACATCTAACGAAATATAACTTACATTTAATTCCAGCTTCTTTTAATTGATTAAATAAATTATCACTAGTAATTTTATCTCCTTCTATAACTATATCTTTGCCAGTATCTAATAACCTAACTATTTGGTCATAAAACTTAGGTATATCTTGTCTTGCAACTAAATCAGTTCCTTTTCTTCTACCTTCAGGAGAATATTTACCTAGTAATATATAATCCTCAACCTCAGTATAAGGAATTAAATCCTTTTTCTCTTCTATCTTTTTATCCTTAATAAAGGAATTAATTGCTACTTGAGTTTTACCAGCTCTACTGCCTCCAATAATTATATAAACCATATTTACTCCTCATCATCCATAATCTCATTCAAGCTTCCTGTAAGTTCTACATAACCATTTGCTATTGCATCATCTAAATCTATAATAACTAACGCACTCTTTTCCATCAGCTCTTGCATCTCTTTATCTTGATGAGCGTAGTACTCAGCTATCTTTCTATAGTCAAATTCTAAGTGCCTCATTGCAGCTCTCTTTAAGAAAGTCTTTTGTTCTTCAGTTACATTAGAAGCTTCTATCTCTTCAAATAATTGAGTTGTCTTATAAGTATTAACTAACTCTTCTAATTCAGGCTCATCTCCAGTTATTTCATATTGAGGTATATTGATTTTAGAAGTATAAGGATTTCCTATTTCTCCTACATCATCAAAGTCGAAGCCGAAGTCTTGCATATCTATATTTAATATTGCTTCTAATTCTTCATCTAATAAATCCTTGTTCCACTTAGAAGCTTCACTTACTTTATTATCAGCTAATCTAAATGCTCTTATTTGCTCTTCATCTAAATCATCAGCCATTATAGTAGGTACTTCTTCTAATCCTAGCTCCCTTGCAGCTTTCCACCTTGTATGCCCTGTTACTATTACATTATCTTTATCAATAATAATAGGTACTTTAAATCCAAATTCTTTTATTGACTTTGCTACATACTTAACAGCTTTATCATTGTCTCTTGGATTTTTCTCATAAGGTATTAAATCTTCTAACTTTCTATTAATTATTTCCATCTTTAAACCCTCTCTCTAAATATTTATATTTTATTAAAGACTTCCCTTTACTTCCTTTATCATTCTTATGAGCCTTTTCGAATTCTCTTAGTAAATATTCTATTATCTCTCTTTGCTCAGTAGTAGGCTCACTTTGTTGTTGATTTATAAATTTAAATATCTTATTTATTGCATTATAAGTTTCTATATCTTTAAACTCTATTAGATGAAGATATTGATGAGCTACTGGTATCAATAAAGCTCCATTCTCTATAACTCTTTTACCTCCATTTACTCTCTTAATTATATGATGAAATGTTACATCCTTCTTTACTAATTTATAATTCATCCAGTCTAGGCCTGAAAGAGGCTTATAAATTTTCAACATCTCTTTTCTAATATCCATCCTTATTCCCCTTTAATTTCTAATTCTACATAATCTTTGTCATCCTTTATAGCTATATAAGTTATTTTGTTTATATATTTAATATTATCATTTTCTAATATTCCCATCTCTTGCATTACATCTAATATGCTTTTAACTGACTTATTATCTAAATCACTAACAGCACTTTTTATATGCCAAGTAAATATCAGCTCTATAGGATATTTTTCTATTTTAGGTACATCCTTTAAAAATTCACTAATCTTTTTCATCTCATTCTTTTTATAAGAATTTGCATAAAATTTATTTGACCTACTCTTCGATATTATCTTGTTCCAGTTGTCTAGCTTCATATCTATTAATAATTTCATCAGCTTTTAATTTCCTCCTATTATACTCCTCATCCAGCTTTTCCTCACTTTCAGTCCAGCTGTTTAAAAATTCCCATATTAAGTCCTTAACATATTCTTTTTCGAAGCATAATGAATAAACATACATCTTATATGTAATTTTATCCTCATATCGTTGCATATCATATACAGCTCTTATTCTAAATCTCTTAGGATAGAATTCTAATAAACTATAAAATCTTAAATCTTTATTAATCATCCCATCAACCCCAAAAAAGGAGAAAAGCTCCTGTATCAACTTTCCTCCCTTCATATAATAATATTATACTGCAATATATCTAAATTTTCAACTATTTAATTTCTAGCTCTTCTAGTGTATAGCTTCTATCTATTTCTAATCCATTATAATATTGGCCTTCTTTAAAATAATCTAAATCGATATTATTATCTTCATTACTTGCTTCTAATCTAATAAACTCAAAGCCATTATAGAAGTGTTTACATTTTTTAATACTCTTTATACCACTAAAAGCCTTTAATATATTCTTTAAGAATTCTCTTTCTTTCTCATTCAATAATGGTAATTTAACTTCACATAGCTCACAATAAAATTCTCTTTTTATACTTCCTATTTCATTAGTCAACATATCTTGCTCTTTAATATATGTATAATCCATTCCTCTAATATTATAAGTAGCTCCATCTACTAGAGTTCTATTTACTAATCCTACTAATACATTAATGTAGTACTCTTCTCTACTAGGCTTAATAATTTCATCTTTAGTAGCCTCTTCATTATTTTCATATTCTACATATACTCCGTGTCTTTTATAAAAATTTTCCTTACTCATTTTACCACTTAAAACATAAGTTAATGATGAGCCATGTAGTCCTAGTTCTCTTGCTAAGCTATTAATACTATCATACTTCTTTATAATTTCTCCATTACCATCCTTTGTTACAACTGACTTTCTAGCTCTTAATCCACCTACACTTTTTGTATCTTCTTCTACTTCTATTTCATCTCCATATCTAAAAACATACCCACAATGGCTTCTCTTACTATTTCCATTTACTGACCTAATTACTGATGCAACACTTGTCTTTGCAAAGTTTGCAGCACTTTCTTTGCTTCTTGCTACTTTTACTAAATTTCCTTCTCTATCATAAATATATATTTTTCTTTTATCTTTTCTCATTTTCTATTCACTCCTTATTTTTTCATTTACTATTTCTATCAACATAGGTTGATATTTTTTTTTATTACTATGTACTAAATCGTGATGTGTTTTACATAGAGGAATTATATTCCCCATATATGTTTTTCGACCACAGGCTCCATATCTAATATGATGCATAGCTATTTTATTACTTCCACATAAAGCACAGCATCCATCAAATAAATCCCAAGTTTTTTGATATGTTTCTTTTTCTTTTTTATTCATTATCCCATAGCCTCTTTAATTCTTCTATTTGCTCAGGAGTTCTTGTATCTATTCCTAAGCTCCTAGCTTCTTGTACTACTCCATCTATAAAAATACTCATCTCTTTAGTATCATATTCACTTGTACCTTTATAGATTTTATAGTGATTAAATTTGACATCATTTAACTTACTCGTTCCAGCTAATTCATAGTATTTAAAATATCCAGTTATTTCTATTCCATCTTTTATACTAATTATTTCACTTTGACCATAATCCTTCAGCATTTGTAAATATACTTCTTCTTTAGAAAGTCTTTGTATATTTCCTATTTCAGTTATTAATTTCCAAGCATAATTATTTGCATTTAAGCTTCTTTTCTCTTTATACTCTTTAATCTCAAATAATTTGTCTCTATCTTGATTATATAACCACTGAATAATCTTTAATTGATTTCCTATCATTAAAATGGTAAATCCTCATCATCTATTGTAATTTGTTGTCCTGCATCAAATTCAGTCTTTATACTTAAATCATCTACAGGAATATCTTTGCTTTCTTCTTCATTACTCTTACTAATAGAAGATAATATTTTTACAGCATCAGCTACAACATAAACTTTATTATGGCTCTTACCTTCCTCATCCTTCCAGTTGTCAGTTCTTAACTTTCCAGTTATTTCTAATTTACTACCCTTCTTTGCATAGTTCTTTAAATAATCAGCTTTTTTCTCAAAACATACAAAGTTAATAAAATCTACATCATAAGTGCCATCATCATTTTTTATTCCTTTATTAACAGCCAATGTGTTTTCTAATACACTCTTGTTGTTCTTAGTATATGAAAGAGTTGGCTCTTTACACATATTTCCAGTTATTGCTATTACGTTCATTTTTTCATCCTCCTACTTCAATATATCAGCAAATATCATCTTCATTAATTCAGCTGGAATGCCATTTTCTTTTTTCATCTTTTCTAAAAAACAAGCCACAGCTGCTAAAATATTTACAGGATTTCCAGCTCCTACAGCTCCATCATTTGTAATAACTAAAATTAAATCTTCAGCCTTATCCATTAATTCATTAGCATCTTTTTTTACTTCTTTAATCTCTTTTCTTGATAATTTTCTATTAGTTTTACTATCTACCTCTTTTAGTTCTTCATTTAATTCTTTTAAAGTTTTTATTAATTTATCTAATTCTTTCATTTTTATTACCTCACTATTTCTAATATTTTTTCTTTTTCTATTCTTTCTATTTCTACTAGTTTTCCTAGTCCACCTTTAGGAAGCCATATACAATAAAATGTATCAAAGGCTTCTCCATATGCTAATTCATACATACTTAATTGCCAAGCTAAATATTTTTTATCAAGTTCAGCTGTAGTTTTAATATCACATAAGCACTTCTTGTCATCCATCTCAATTATCATATCAAATCTACCAGCATATAATCCTTCATAACAAACTATTTGCTCTTGCTCAAGTACTTTAAAATTATTTTCTTCCTTCAGCTTCAAGTATTGATTAATACCTTCATTTATATAAGTATTGCTTCCTTCTACTACTTCTCCAGCTTCAAGTTTTTCTATTAAGCTATGTACTTCACTACCATAAACAGCTTTCTTATTTAAAATCCACTTAGGTACTCCATCATACTTATTAGGAAAAACTTTCTCTTTTAATATTTGAGAAACACTAGGAATTATTACTCCATTATATAAATAGGTATGTATTTCATCTATATACTCTATCATACTTCAATAGTTAAGCTTACACTTTCTTTTACATCACTTACTTTTGAGTACTCTTCAGCTACATCAGGAAGCTCTTTTTTTAATCTAGTACTATCTATAGTCTTTCTTGTACTTGCACTTCTATAAACAGCTTTAATTGAGCCATCATCAGTTTGCCAATTAGTAATATTATATTTTTTCATAGCTTCTAATAAACTCTCTTTAAGCTCTTTTTGTTTTATCTCCATTTGAATTCTTAAAGCCTCAAAGTTCTTAATCTCTTCAATTAAATCCTTTGCTACTTCTAAATTATTATTTTCATATTTAACTAATTCCATTTTATTCACTCTCCATTTTTTCTTTTATAATCTTACTAGCTTCTTGAATAGTAAGCTCTCCAATTTTTACTTTACTTAAAGAAGCCATTATTTCTTTTAATTCTTTTTTACCAGCATCAGTATCAAATAATTTCATAATCGTATTTAATTGATTTTGAGTAGCTGGTATTACTTTAGTTTCTTTATTATCTTCAGCTTCTTCTTTTTCAGCAAACTCTTCGGCTTCACTATCACTATAAACTCCTGAGTATGCAAGCTTAGAATTCTTTAAAATAACTCTATCCATACATCTCTTTAAAGCCATTGCATAAGGATAATCATTCTTACAATTCTTTTCACTAACTTCTCCTATTTCAAATATGCGTTGCTTATCTTCTTTTAATCTTGAGCTATTATACTCAAATACTAAACTAGCATTATAAGTTGTAGCATAGTTTACATTATTAGAATAATAACTTACGCACGCAGGATTAAATTTCAACTCATCAGGTAAAGTATCATTAATTTTTAAACATCCATTATGAGAAATAATTAAACCAGTATATGCCATCTTTCCACTTTTAGTCCTATTCATTAAAATCCAAAAGTCTCCCTCATCAAGTACATCTTTGTACTCTTTACTTTCTAGCATTTTAATTACAGCTTTCTTTGCTATCTCATACTTAGGACTTTTCCAAACTTCTAACTCTTTATTATCCTTTACGCTGTATTCTTTATCCTTTTCTCCAAATGTGTACTTACTCATTATATCTCCTCCTTCTATATCTATTTTAACACATTTTTTTGCTTATTCAAATATTATTTTATTAGTTTTACTAATTTAATACATAATCTTATGAGATTTACTTTAGACATTTTTACTTCTTCTACTACTCCAGCTTCTTTATCTTTAAAGTCTTGTTCTATTAGAAGCTTAGTTAATTCTCTTACAGCTTCATCCATTACATTAAGTCTTTCATATCTTTTTTTATTGGTAAATATTTCATTAATACTTTATCTAATGTAGCTGTATCATATTCATCTAATATCTCATAAGTTACATCCTCTCCTCTTTCTTTTAGGATAGGTATTAATGTTTTAATAGTTAAGCATCTATCATAGTGAGTTGTATCATACTCTTCTAAATACATCTCTCTTCCACATAAATTGCATCTAACTAAATAATCATTTTGAGCTCTTTCTTTTTCTTCACTAGTTTTTAAATACTTAGTAATAAAGTGAAGCTTTGGTATCTCATCAGCTCTATCTCCATTTAAGTGTTCTTCTAGTTTTCTATAAACATCATCAGCATCATAAGGCTTTAACTTCTCATTCCATTCATCTAAAGCTTCAGCACTATCTACTGAAAAATATGGGTAATAGACCTTTATTTTTTTTATAAAGTTTTGCACATCAGTTGTAGTCATTCTTAATCATCCTTCCTACTCTCAGCCCATTTATCTAGCCTCTCTAAAAAATCATCTTTTTTCTTTTTAGTTTCTTTTAGTTCATAAACATCCTTCCAGCTATTTACAATAGACTGCTCTATCATTTTATATTTTATATCATCATCATACTTATTTAATTTATTAACTAAAGTATTAATAGCTCTATCACTATTAACAGCTTTAATCTTTTTTCTAAGTTGTAAGAATTCATTAAAGATAGAGTTTACATCTTCATTTTTAAAAAAACTTTTCTTTTTATTATTTTCTTTTATATCTATATCTTTCTCTATCTCTTTCTCTACGTCACATTTTGTAACATTTTGTAACATTGTTACACTTTTGTTATCTTCAAGCATCTTTTTTGCTCTTAAATTCCTCATTTTTTCAGCATTTGCTGTCTCACTTCCTATACAGCTTTTAGTCTCAGGTAATTGATATTCATTACCATCCAGTTGCTCTAGTAAATTATGCCTTAATAAAAAGCCTATAGTTATTTTTACATCCTCTACATCTTCATCTATTTGTAAAGCTATCTCCTCTTCAAAAGTATCTTCTACTCCATCAAAGTATAATGCTCCATCATCTTGCAAACTTAATAATTGCATCTTTAGATAGATAATAGTATAAGTATCTCCTCCAGCTATCTTCCTTAACTTCTTAATTCTTTTATCTTTAAAAAAATCATTCTTTAATTTTAACCAGTAATATTTTCTCATACTATTCTACCTCAAAAAAATCACTTATCTCAGCTTCACTATCTATTAATTTAGTAAAGCAATATGCAACTTTTTTAGATGCACTTCTCTTACAATTTAATATAAGAGAAACATAACATTTTGATATTCCAATGTTATCTATAAAATAACTATTTTTAAATTTCTTTTTTATCTCCTCAGCTTTATCTTTTTTTAATCTATAATTCATATTTCCACCTCCTAACTTTATTATATTCAACCGACCCTCTTTGTCAATTATTTTTTTATTCAGTTGTATCTTCTTTTTTACTACTTAAAAATGTTACTTTATCAGCTTTAATTTTAATAGTACCAGTATCAACTTCTATTCTAGCTTTTACTCCAACTAAATCTCCAACTTTACAATATTCCTTTACATTCTTTGCAATGTTATCCCATAAATTAACTTTAATATTATCTACTATAAGTATTCCATCTTCTCCTATAATATTTCTTGGTATAGATATAATTATATCTACTCCACCTTCTACATCTATAAACTCTTTAATCTTTCCTACTAATATACATTGATTTAACATTTTTTATCACTCCTATTATAAATTTTATCATATAAAGCTAAATTAATTATTTTTAGTTCTTTAATCTTTCTATCTTTTATTTTCATATCTTCTTCTAGTGCTTTTATTTTTTTTGCAAATTCTCTTGACTGATAATAATATACTAAATTGTCATCTTCTAGTTTTTTCTTTTCTTCTAGTAAATTACTATACATCTCTTTTAAATCAGCATAATCATAAATCCTCTTCATCTTTACTACAGCTCCTTCTCTTTTTATTTCTTCCTTTAATTAGTACATATCGTAAATATCTCTTAGGCTCTTTTCTTATTCGACCTTTAATATATCTTTTAATTTTTTTAATACACATATAAGCTCATTTAAAGCCTCTCTCAGCTTCTTTTTGTCCTTCCTTATAATTTATACTAATTCATATCTTATCAAGCTGTATGCCCCATAGTTTTATTCCTTAGCCTTTATTTTTTTCTTTTTTAATTTTATTATTTCCTCCTCTTGTTCTTTTAAAGCTTTCTCCCAGCTCTCTTTTAAAATAGCAGTTTTTCTCTTCTCATTATTTAATAGAATATTTAATCTCTCTATATCTTCTCTAGCTCCTATTAATTTAATCTCTAAAGTATTATATTTTTTTCTAGTCTTTAGATGCTCATATATACCCTTCATTAATTTACTCATCTTTATCTTCTCCATTTACTAATTCATTTAATATCCAAATCAAAAAGTTTATTGTTCTTTGCTTTCCATTTTTTTCATAATAGAATTCTTTTAACAATTCTACAGCTGTTTCAAATTTCACTCTTTATCACTTCCTAAAATATCACTTAATTCTTTATAATCTATTTCATTAAATGTATATATTCCGTTTTGACTTATTCTACATTTTTCATAAAATAAATCTCTTGCATTTTTAACTTTGTTATACCAAGTCATAGTCAATTCTTCTTGTGCTTGTAAAGATATTGTTAATCTTTCTATTTCTTGTTGTTGTTCTATTAGTGTAATGTGTAATGCTTTGTCATTCATCCTTCCTAACATTGCATCATTTTTAACTTCTATTGTTAAATTGCTCACTCTTTATCACTTCCTAATAACTTTTAATACTTCACTATTCCATACCCATATCATTTTATAATAAACTTTTCCTAAACTATTTCTTCTCTTTACTTTACTACAACTTGCTACTGGTATATCCATCCTTCATCAGCTCCTCATCATTTTTTCTTTAATCCTATATTTAAACTCATCTTCTTTTTTATTAAATACATACTTACCACAAAAAGTACATATAACCTTTTCTACATCAGGTCTCATCACTACAACATGACCACAGCTACACTTCTTCTTATAATTAGCATACATTTGAAACATCCTACTATCCTCATCATATTTTTTTCCTCTCATTATCTCCATCTTTATCACTCCTACTTATCAACATAATCTACTACTATTGCTATTAGGAATATATTTTTTATAGCTATTATCATCATACTTACAATATACCAAAACAATAACCATCCTTGAAATATTCCTAAGTAGTTCATAATAATTCCTAGAAAAATCATTGGTATCATTATTTATCACTCCCTTCATTTATATATCTTGACATCTTATTAAATCTCTTACTTATTTCTTCCATTATAGCTTCATAAGTATTTAATAGCATAGTTAATCTTATTAATCTCATAGCTAGAAGCATATTAACTACAGCTAATACCATTATTATAATTCTTTCCATTATCTCATCTCACTTTCACTAACTATTATCATCTCTCCAGCATCTATCTTTTCAGCTCTATCCATCCACCAAAAGCCTAATAAGATAAACACTAAAAGAAATATTATAATTACTAATACTTCTTTTAATTTCATTATTCAAAGCTCCTCTCTCTTATAGTTTTTGATAAAATATTCAACTCTTTACCTATTTCAGTTCCTTCAAAGTCAAATATAACTTTTTCTTTTTCCCCTCTTTTAAATCTAGTTACATTATTCTCTCTTTTATAATTTTCTATATATCTATTTAATTCTCTTTCTTTAATTTCACTTACAGCTCCACTCATACAAGTTTGAAAAGTATAAGCTTCCCAAGTTCTATTATAATATCTAATTTTATATGGCTCATAATCATAACCATTCCTAATTATAGTAGTCTTATGTCCCCAACTATTACTAGTCTCCCAGTACTCATTAACAAGCTCCCATCTATTTCCATTAATAGTCTTTCTTCTTATTTCCATCTTATTCACTCTCCTCTACTTAATATCTCCATAATAATATAATTCATAACTTTGCATATTTATTTTTACATTATTACCAGCATCTCTTAACTCTTTTTGAAGCTCCATTACTTCTCTTCCTCTTTCACTTAATAAGCTTACTCCATAACTCCACTTACTAAACCAAGTAGTTAATTCTTTATCAGCATTAACTCTCTTAGCTATCTCTTCTCCTATTCTTTTAGTCTCATCATTAATCTCTTTAACTCTCTCCATTATTTCTTTTTTCATACTATTCACTCTCCTTTAAATAATTTTTTCTTATTAAATCCTCTATCTCATTTAATCTCTCTAAATCTTCTTCATCTTCTACATCATAGAAAATATCACTACAATACTCATTTACTACAGCCTCAGTTACTTCATCTAACTTTAAACCTTTACTATATACATATAATTCAAATTCTTTTAAAGCATCATCCATCTTATTCATCTCCTTTTATATAACTTAAATCCATCAAGAATTGATTTATTAAAATTAAAGTATCTTCTTTTATAGCTAAGTCTTTACTACACTTTTCTACTAGCTCATACTTAACTTCTCCTTTATCATATCTATTAAGTACTCCAGCTAATATCTCTCTTTTTTCTTCTACCTTCTTAGTAAAATATTCTTTTTTTCTTTCATAGTATCTTACTACATCTTCTATTCTTTCTCTCATTATCATTTTATTCAGCTCCTTCTATATAATAAATTCTATTCCATCCATCATATCTCTTTTTTAATCCTATATTATTTCTTAACATCTTAGTATATACATCACTTCTTACACTTACTATTTCATCCTCTATATACATATAATAACTATATCCTAAAGCACTCTCTCTTAATTCATATCCTTCTTTTAATAATTCTAAAGTCTTTTCATATCCTAAAACTCTTCTTCTCATATTATTCACTCTCCTCTAAATATTCAATTACTCTATCAGCAAATCTAGTATTATATCCTACTAGAGTTACTCTATCTTTTTTTACATCTAGTATTTTATAACCATATCTTTCTATCATATCTTCATCATCAAAGTATAAACCATATCTCAAATCTCTTCCAGTACTTAAAGAGATTTCTTTATAATAACCTCCAGCCCACTTTAATAAATGTGATACATGACCATTTTTATTTTTTTTATTACTTTCTACAAATATAAATTTCATATCCTTCACTCCTCTTCCTTATGATATGAGTATATCACGTTTATTATAAAAAGTCAACATTTTTTTTACTCAATTTAACAATTAACAAAAAAAAGAGACAACTGAGTGTCTCCATGTAGAGTGAATATAACGAAAAGCAATAATCAAGTAACGAGGTTAATTATATCTATATATAGGATATGAAAAAAATTATTGCTTCTCATCTAAATTATATGTCATCTTTATATATTTGTCAATTTATTCTTTAATCCATACTTGGTCTAAATCTACTAATACATATCCATCTTTCTTTTCTAGTATTTTTATTTGTTTAAATTCTTCTTTCTCTTTCTTAGGATATACATTAAACCATTCCTCATTATAAGCAACCCATTGACCATCAGCTATTCTATACCAGTTATATCCATCAGCATCTACGATTTCATAATAATTATAAAATCCTTCTTTTGCTAATCCTAATACTTCTCCATTTAAGCTTGGTGTAGCTCTTACTCTTAGCTTCTCTACTTTAACTTCTATTTGGTCTTTATATTTATCAGGCTCTACATTAGAAGTTACTTCAGGCTTTGGTGCTGGCTCTTCTTTCTTTCTTAATCTAAATGCGTGTAAAGTTCCTATCCCATCACATCTCATAACTTGACTAGGATTAGGATTTTGACTAAAGAAGTAATTTGCACATCCAGCTTCATCCCAGTGGTCATATATGGCGATATGTCCTGCATCATTATTATCCCAAATACATATATCTCCAGGTATCATCTCATATACTGAGATTTCGTAGAAATAAGTTTCTAAATCAGCTCTCTTAGGTTGTACTAATAGCTTCTTAGCTACTCCACATCCACTTAATACCCAGCTAGGTAGTCCTAGACATTCAGTTACATATTTTTGAGCTAAATCCCAGCATTGACATCCATAAGCTCCATCCCAGTCAAGCCATTGGCCATTATATTTGTCTCTAAATTGTTCATAAGTCATTTTACCCTACCTCCTTATCTTTATTAAAATCACTTAATCCATTTGAGCTTAGACTAATTACTATAGCATTAAGGATATATAATGCTATATCTTTATAATTAAAGCTTCCTAATACTAAGTTAGTTACTATTAATAAGATTAAAGCAATTATCCAGCTCCAGTATTTTGTAGGTATCTTCTTCACTAGTGGTATCTCTTTAGTAAATTCTACTACCATATAAACAGCTCCTACTAATCCACTAAATGTTAATAATACCTCCCACGTTAAAAAACTATCCATATTATCTACCTCCTATTTATATCCTAGCACTTTATAAATTGCTATATTATTTGTAGTATCTATTGTAGGCTTAGACTGATGACTATAAAAATAATATCTTAATGCTGTTACTAAAGTTATTGAAGTTCCACTTATCGTATAAAAGCCTCCAAAAAATCCAGCTCCTCCAGTTCCATCTCTCCAATAATAATTTAATCCTACTTGACCACTTCCTAATATTGAAGGATATACAAATTGTACCAAGCCTCTTGTATAGACTATCGCTAACATAGAATAATTACTTGCACTATCACTTAAAGTTATATTTCCTGATGCTCCACTAGTATTATTATACAACACTGTTGGCTGTTCTATCTTATTACTTAAGACTGTATTCAATGCAGTACCATTATCTACAATTCCTGTACTATCTATTGTCTTTCCATCTAATATAACATTATCTCCACTAACTGTAGTATAATCCAATAACTCATTACCACTCTCTTGATATACTGGTACATTAAACTTAAAATCATTCTTTCCCCAGTCAAACACAGGTATTCCTTCTAATACTTTAGCTGTCTTAGTTACTGTAGTTATCCTATCAGTAGCTACTATTTCAAAGTCATATTCTTTAGTATAATCAAATCCAGTTCCTAAAGTTATAGGATTTGTTCCATTACTATAAGTATTTCCATCTTTTACAGCTGTTAGTGTAGTATAATTTCCCCAAGTTGTAGCTGTACTTAATTTATATCTATATTTAACTGTCAAAGTGTTAGCTGTTGAGCTTGCTGTTCCAAACTTATCATTAAAATAGTTTCCAGTAAAAGTCAAAGCTATAGTATTATTAGTTGGCTGAGTTCTATAAAAAGTTGGATTTATAGTTAGTGTTACATACTCAACCAAAGTTAATGCTTTAGTAGTTGAATTTGTTATTCCTCTACTATCAGTTGCACTTACTATAAAATTTCCACTCTCTACATTATTTATCGTACCATTACCAGTTAGGCTTTGACCATCTCCACATACTACTGACCTACTTGATATACTTGAGCCATTCTTAGCTGTAGCTGTTATAGAAATAGTAGCATCAGTCATTCCTTTTATTATTCTATCAGTAGCTCCAGTCAAATTATTCGTAGTAGTATCTAAAGTAATAGTAGCATCTACTGAAGGCTTAACATCATTACTTGAAGCATCTACTCTTACTTTAAAAGTTGTAGTCTTAGTTCCTAAAGAAGTATTACCATTAAAAGTCTCACAAGTTAGTGTACAATTTTTTCCTTCTTCATAATTTGTATTTGTAAGTTTAGTATAAAAATCATTTGGTATAATCCATCCAAAAGTAGTATTACTAGTCTTTGAAGCTATTGTTCCAGTTAATCCATCAAAGCTATAAGTAATAGTATGAGTAAAAGTATCTACAGCTCTATTTATATTAATTATAGTTCCACTTCCTACATAAGCATCAGTTGCAACTATTGAGCTGGCTCTTGGTATAGTTGGTAAAGCAATAGTTCCTGATAAATCAGCGTTACCTATATCTCCAGTTGTTGCAAATAAAGCATAATAACTAGCATTCGGCATTGTTCCATCAGCATTATGAGTATAAGTTATTTGTCTTGAGCCAATAAAGTTCCAAGAGTTTTTTGGTATATTATTTCTACTTCCTACTTCACTTCTACCTTCATAATTTGCTCCAATATATCCAGCGCCCCAATTAAATGAAGCACTATATCCATCAGTTGAGCCAGCATATAAATCATATTGTACTACTGTTTCGTTTGTAGTTATATTTTGAGAATATATATCATAATACAAGTCAATTTTAAAATGACTTCCATTAGTTCCATTAAATGTTGATGTTTTTAAAAAGTTAGCCATTAATTACTACCTCCTATATAGAAACAAGCTGTTCTATTACTTTCATAATCTTCAAGTCTTGAATTGTTTCCTATTACTAAATATTTTCTTACGTGTAAATTTTCAGTTCTAACTCCTGAAGCATCAGCTCCTAAAACTTCAGCTCCACTTCTCTTAACAAACATACCTGTATTATCAACTAAGTTTTGAATTTCACTTCCAGCCTTAGATATATTTAATCCATTTTCATCAAATTTATATCCAGCTGAAGTAGTTACACTAGAAACGCCATTAGTTAATATATTATCTACATTAATAACAAGTCCATCACTAGTTATTTTTAAATCAGCTAATCTTTGCTGTACTACAGCTATATTATTTGCATTTGCTTCCGAGATGCTATCAACTTGCTCTTTATTATAGTAATTATTATTTAAGTTAGTATTGGTATCAGTTACTCTACTATCTACTTGGTCTATATTAGACTGCAAGCCATTTAATTCATCCTGTACATATATAGCTGTATCAACCCAGTTATAATCACTAAATGTTGTACTATCAGTCTCATTATTATCTACATAAGTTCCTTGCCATCTTCCAGGAGTTTTTCCAGCTGGTGTAGTTCCTTCAGCTTCAGTAAAAGTCTCTCCATCATCACTCCATTTAATATGAAGATATGAATTTAATCCATTCTCTCCAGTAGGCCCTTGAATTCCTTGCTGTCCAGTTTCTCCTTTAGTCTTACTCCATACATATCCACTAGGAGAAGTTGGTGCTGTCGAGCTTGTAGTACTAGCTACTCCCATATACTGAGTATTGCTTTGAGGTGTAGTAGTCATAGGATTTCCACTAGAGTTTGCTGAATATCTTACATAGAAATAAGTACTAGTTCCATTAGCTCCAGCAGGACCTTGAATTCCCTGAGGACCAGTTGCTCCAGTAGCTCCAGCTATACAAGTAGCGTTTCTAGTTGCACTAGTTCCATCTACATAAGTTACTTTTTGTCTTGACCACATATACTTACCTTCAGTCCATTCAGGAGCTGTAGTAGTCCAGCTTCCTCCAGTAGCACTAGTCTTTGAAGTTGACAAATAATATTCTACATCTACTTGTTTTACTGTTTTCTTAACTGTAGTATCAGTATCTTGAGTAAGCTTAACATAATTCCTTCTTCTTATCTCTTCATTTTGAGTTGAGTTTCTTCTATATCTAGGAGTAGTTCCATCAGCTAATGTACCATCTTGTACCATAGTTCTTGGTGCTGGTGCATTATAAGAATATCTTAAAGTTGCTCCTCCATCATTAGAATAACCAAAGTTTCTATCCGAGTTATAAGCAATTTGAGGAGATGGTAGTTTTCCAGCTACATACTTTTGCTGAGTTTCATCATAATCCCAGTCATAACTTCCATGAGCATCTAGCTGCTGGTCCGAATATAAATGATATATAGCTCCAGTAGTTCCTCCTCCTCTTAAAAATAATGCAAATTGAGTATATTGTCCTGTATAATCAGCTCCTCCAAATACATCCGAGTACATCTCTTGAAATTCGGATATTTCCCAAGAATATGTAGTACCACCCCAGCCACCGAAATTAGTTAGTACTTTTAAAGTCAAAGCTCCTTTATGAGTAGCTGTATTCCAGTCAGCTGGTGCCTTCTCTGCATACCCTCTTTTTACCATTATCTCTCTCTTAACATCTTGATTTCCATATTTTATACATACAGGATAAAATTTATTACTATCTCCATATACTACTACATTTAAATGATATTTATAATTAAAATTATTTTCTTTATCATCTATCTCAGCTTGTACATTATTAACAGCTTCCCATTCACTAGAAACAATAGGAGTTGTATATGCTGTACTAGTTGGATTTTTATATACTATTTTACTTCTAGTCCATATATACTTTCCATTCTCCCAAGCTGGTGGTGTATCTACCCAGCTACCTCCAGTTTGACTAGTCTTACTTGTAGATAAATAGTATTGCTCAGTTATAGACTGAATTCCAGTACCTGTAGCTCCAGCTGGACCTTGAGGGCCTGTATCTCCAGTATCTCCTTTATCCCCTTTATCTCCTTTGTCTCCTTTAGCTCCATCTTCTCCTTTAGGACCAGTCTCTCCAGTATCTCCCTTAGGACCTTGACTACCAGTTTCTCCTTGGTCTCCCTTATCTCCTTTTGGCCCTTGACTACCAGTATCTCCTTTAGCTCCTTGTTCTCCTTGAGGACCCTGAATTCCTTGGCTTCCTTGCATAGATAAAACTACTACTATCTTCTTAGTTACTGTATAAGTAGCTCCATCTCCAGTATAAGTAAATGTAGCTGTATAAGTGTAGCTCTTATTTCCTATAGCACTACTAGTTGAAAATGCAAAGCTTATTCCAGTATTTGAAGTAGTTACTGTTACTCCACTTTCACTTCCACTTACACTTACATTAGGAATTACTTGAGTTCCTTTATAATATCCATAATAATTAACTACTACTGGCCCAGCATTAAATGGTCTTTGATTATTATCAGTAGATATTACTAAATTATCTTGAGATAAATCTACACT